TTTAGAAGTTCAAGTCTAAGCCAGAAGCCAAGCTTAAAGAAAGGCTTTCCCTTGCCTATCTTGCTTTCAGCTAATTGGATTTTAGCTGCTAAATTTCTGATATCTTGAATAGCGACAGCCCGACCACCTCTCACTATAATATCATGCCCGAGGAAGATTGGAGTACGCTCGATTTCAATCTTATAGCCGCTCAAATGAGAGTGATCTATAATGAATTGATGAAACTTGATTTTATCGTTTTCCTTAAGAAAACAAAAAAGGTTATCATCGCCCCCGTTTAGAACTAAGAAATCAGGGTGAGTGCCCATCATAATCAATTCAATCGCATCAAAGGATAGTTTGAAACATGATCGCAAGAGTTCCAGAGCAACAGACGATCCGACTAGTTTTCCAATGTCAGCGACAAAGGTTAACCCAGATGGGTTTCCAAACTTGTTAACCCCATTTGGAGCATCTAAATTTTTCACGTGCATGCCTTTACCACCAAGATAATCATTCTTCACAACCATCGGAAAGCCAAGACACCTTTTAATGAAAGTTCTGAGTGATGGATGGAAATGAACACAAGAGTCGAAAAGTGTATCAGTATACGCTTGATCCATATTTTGATCGAAGTTTGCGAAATCAATCGATAGCATATGCAGCCTTCTATCAATTTTCTCATGGATGTTAAGCATATCATGCTTGAACAGAACAGGATACTTATTGAAATAAAAAGCTCTCCAACCAGTACCAAAGTAAGATAATCCATAATTATACGTCGCAGAAGCGGCGTAAACTAGACGCGATCTCATAGAATAGAAACCGTAGAATGGTGTATCACGATTTACTTTTACAAGTTTGCCAGCATAATCGTAGACATCACGTAACTTAACATCAAGCTGCCCATCTTCACGAAATGAAATTTTCTCAGGCTGAGTTCGCCTGCCTTCGACCATCGCGGCTTCAATCTGTAGATCTAACGCTTTCAAGAAAAAGGTACCATTAGATATGGGAGTATCGGATAAGCGCAGAAGATCGTGGATCTTACGGTCAAAATTTTCAAAGCAAAAGATCTTATAATCAAAATCCGTTTTAGATCCTTGAGAATAACCTGTAGTCGCATCAACGTCGATCCTGACTGGTTTTTCAATAAAACCAGCGCATTTCGTCCCGAGCCATGAAAGCATCTCGAGATAACTCTTTTCTGGTTTCTTCGACTCGCGCATAGGGACAGAGCCCAAGGGATTGAAGGTATATCCAGCAATCTGCTTAAAAATAGCGAAGTCGCCCCTCACCATATCACCGTCAAGATAACCATTTGTTACTCTTGTATTATGTTCAGTCTTCGATAAGTCATGGTTTATTTTTAACATAGGCTCAGAATCACTAAAAGATAGCCGAGGATCGTCGATTGGAAGGATCTGTAATCCATGATTAAATCTGACGCTAGAAAGCCGTCTTTTCAGATCAGCACCAACTGATGTTTTAATTACGGCTAAGACTGTTCTCTCAATATCTGTTAACGGTTTATGCAGTGTCTTCTGATTCATATTCACTCAACCTTAAATCTGAATCATCCACATCTTCAGATGTCGTCATCAACATCATCTGACTCATAACTCTCGCTCTCGTCGGTTTGCGCCCGCTGAACGGTCTTGGAATTACTAGCAACAGCCCAATCTTGTTTGAATCGGTCTGGGCTTTTTGAATATTGTTTTGTCCATGCACTTGGCTCATCTTTTGTTACCTCCTTTTGATTATTTGCCTTCTCTTCTGCATCCTTTAACGCAGCTATATATCCTTTAGATTTATTCATCTTGTCTTCGTGCTCTTTACTAGCATACGTCTTAGTATGGGTAGCTTCTATAACCCCTTTAACAATATGCTCACACGCTCCGATGACTTCGATCGCAAGGTATTCAACCTCTTTAATTTTATCTGTCTTAAGAATTAATTTTTGATCATTCTTATTAAGGATGATCGATAGAGCTAGTAAAATCTGTTCACCAGATTTAACATTATCACTAATCCTGTAAGCTTTATAGTTATCTTCATTCTTTAAAGCGTAAACTAAATCCTGCGTAGCAGGATCGTTGTCAGCCACAAGAACTACGTTCTTTCCTGTTAATAAATCTAAATCATTAAGATTACTTAATTCGTTAGATTTTAGCCTAAGATAATCTGATATAGTTATAGTTTCATAAACTAAAGTCATCCTATCTTCTCTTCGTTCATCATCACTGACAACACTTGTTGCCACTTCTGATAGCCAGTTTTTGTTTTGTGTTAATACAGACATAGTTGTCTCCTATGGTTCTCGTTGGTCACGAGCACTTTCTTCATGAAAGCGCACAATGTTAGCTCATTGTGTA